CTCAGGTGCAGGTCGTCGAGGACCGCGCCGGCGCGACGTGGGCGGTGCCGCGGCTGGTGGAGCTGACACGGCAGCACCCGAACTACGGCGTCGTGGTGGACATGCAGTCCGCGGCGGCGTCGCTGGTGGAGGATCTGCGGCTCGCCCGGGTCGAGGTGATCGAGATGAACACCCCGGACGCGAAGCAGGCGTACGGGCAGTTCTACGACCGGTGCGTCGAGACGCGGGATCTTCGGCATCTGAACCAGCCGTCGCTGAACTCGGCGCTCAAGGGCGCGTCGGCCCGCGATGTGGGCGACGCGAAACTGTGGAACCGCAAGACGCCGGATGTCGACATCACGCCGCTGGTGTCCGCGACGAACGCTCTATGGGGGTGGACGACACGTCACGGCTCCGGGGACATCTTGCAAGCGGTCTGGTAGCGGTCATTCGCGCGCTGACCGCGGCGCGGCGGCCGGTCCAGGGGCTTGCCGTGGTGGGCCTGTCCGCTTACGGCGCGTGGCTGATCTTCCGGCCTGCCGGCTTCCTGGTCGCCGCGGCGCTGCTGCTGCTCGACCTTGCCACTGACCGCTCCTGAGAGGACACGGCCTGCTATGGGTTTGTTGTTCGGTCAGGAGCGCCGCCAGTGGGCGCCGGAGCCTGTCATCCCGCCGTATCCGGGCTGGACGCCGACCGCGACCGCGGTGACGACGAAGGAGCAGGCGCTCGGCAACTCGACGGTCTACTCGTGTGTCGGGACGATCGCGAACAGCGTGTCGCTGATGGCGCTCAAGACGTACAACGGCATGGGCGACGCGCCGCAGCGCATCACGGACCCGCCGATCGTGGCGTCCCCGGCGCCGGGGATGACGCAGGCGGACTTCCTGCATCAGATCATGGTGTCGCTGCTGCTGCGGGGGAACTCCTACGCGCACATCAACGAGTTCGACCGGATGATGCGCGCCAAGCAGTGCGAGCTGCTCGACCCGGATTCGGTGCAGCCGCGGATGAACAACGGCGCGATCGAATACTGGTCGCGCGGCAACCAGATCCCGACGCAGGAGGTCTGGCACATCCGCGGGATGACGATGCCGGGCGCGAAGGTAGGCATGTCGCCGATCGCCTACGGGGCGCTGGCGATGGGTGTGGAGTTGGAGGCGGCGAAGTTCGCCCGCGACTTCTTCGCCGGCGGCGGCATCCCGAAGGCCGTCCTCGAGTCGGACATGCAGATCGACAACGAGCAGGCGACGACCCTCAAGGAGCGGCTGCGCGCGGCGACGCGGAACCGTGAGCCGATCGCGCTCGGGTCGGGTGTCAAGTACGTCCCGATCTCGGTGAAGCCGGACGAGTCGCAGTTCGTCGCGACGCTGCAGAACACGGTGGCGACGGTGGCGCGGTTCTTCTTCATGCCGCCGGAGATGGTCGGCGGGTCGTCGGGCCAGTCGATGACGTACGCGAACCGTGAGCAGCGGGCGATCGACTTCCTGACGTTGACGGTCGCGCCGTGGTTGAAGCGGCTCGAGGATGCGTTCTTCCCGATGCTGCCCCGGCCGCAGTACGTCGAGTTCGACGAGTCGAACCTGCTCCGCACCGACGCCGAGACCCAGGCGAAGGTTCGGGTGCAGTACATCGCCGGCAAGGTGCTGCCGCCGTCGCGGGTGCTGCGCGAGATGAACGAGCCGCCGCTGACCGACGCCGAGAAGGAAGAACTCGAGCTTGTGCCGCTGTCCGTCACGGCGACGGGGATGCCGCGGGCGCAGTTGAAGGGTTCGGCGCCGAACGTCGACCCGGGCCAGACCGTCGAACCCGAACCCCCGGAGGGCTGAGATGAACGTGACCGACCGCGGGAGCATCCCGGCCGGGCCGCAACTGCGGTCCTATGCCGCGCAGTTCGAGGTTCGCTCCGTCCCGGGCGCCCCGCAGAAGATGGAGTTGCGGGGCTACGCGTCGGTGTTCGAGAACCCGTACGACATGTTCGACATCTTCGGCCCGTACACGGAGATCGTGCGCTCCGGCGCGTTCAGCAAGACGCTGTCCGAGCGGCCCGACGTCGCCTACCTGGCGAACCACGAGGGGCTGACGATGGCCCGCACCGCGTCGGGGTCACTGACGCTCGAGCAGGACTCCACGGGGCTGCTGACGGTCGCGCAGGTCAACACGGCACGGCAGGACGTGCGGGACCTCGTCACCGCGATCGAGGACGGCGACGTCGACCAGATGTCGTTCGCGTTCCGGGTGACCCGGCAGACGTGGTCGCCGGACTGGGAGCAGCGGGACCTGAACGAGGTGGACATCAACCGCGGCGACGTGTCGGCGGTGAACTTCGGTGCCTCGCCTGCGACGAACGTCGGTCTGGCGCGGGCGTTCCGCTCCCGCAAGGCGGCGGACCTGCATCGCATGGCGGTGGAGTTGCGTGCCGGCAAGGCGCTGTCCGCGGCGACCATGCAGACGCTTTCGCAGGTGCTCGACCTGATCGCGCCCGCCGACGACGCGGTCGAC